TCTACTTTTCCAACTTCTGTTAATGGTTGGTCTTCAAGTGGTAGTTTTATTTGTGGCGCTTCTGAAGTTTGGGGTGGAATGAGTAATGTATCTACTTTAACAGTATGTCCAGAATTTGCTTCATATTCTGATACAAGTACTTTATTTCAATTAAGTTTAGCCACAACTAGTTCAAACAAATATTCGATTGAAGTCTTACAAAACGGAGCATCTATTTATGCTGCTTCAGGATTGGCTGGATCAACTACAATAAAAAGCACATCATCAGGTGCATTTTCAGATTTAGGTTCTCCGTCTTTAGCTGCTGGAGAATGGACAGTTATTATAACTGTAACAGATGTAATTACTTTTAGTAATATAACTTGGACTTTAACTAATAACGAGCCTAACGAAACACCAGTAACTCTTACATTTCCTACTGGTTCTTTTTTATGCGATACTAATTTCGAATTTGTTATTACACAGCAGATTCCAGATATTAAAATAATAGACTTTTTAACAGGACTCTTTAAGATGTTTAATCTTGTAGCTTATACAAAAGAAGACGGCACTATATTTGTAGATACTTTAGATAGCTTTTACGCCAGTTCTAATACTTATGATATAAGTAAATACATTGATGTAAATACAAGCGCTGTTGATGTAGCTTTACCGTATAGAAAAATAAACTTTACTTATGAAGGTTTAGGAACTTTTTTAGCTGCTCAATGGGAACAATTAAATGTAGCAAAATGGGGAGCTGAAAGTTATGAAGCACAAGGTGGTTTAGATGGAGAAATATACTCAGTAGTAGCTCCTTTTGAACATATGCAATTTGAAAGACTTTTAGACATTGAAGATACAACTGGAGCAACACAAACTACAATTCAATGGGGTTTTTGTGTAAATGATAATCAACAATCTTATATAGGTAAACCAATTTTGTTTTATCCTATTTTAAAAACTGGTGGTGCTACTACTCCAATATCATTTAGAGATACTCCAACAAGTCATAGTGAGGTTACATCTTATAACTTACCGTCTAATAGTGTTTCGTTATCAGCATCTACGAGTACAGCAAATATAAACTTTGGTAATATGATTAATGAATATACAGGTTTAAACAACTTTACTGGAACTCTATATAATAATTACTATAGCTCATATATAGAAAACTTGTTTTTGCAAGGTTCAAGATTAGTTAAATACACAGCTTACTTACCATTACACATTATTTTAAATTATACACTTGCTGATATACTAATAGTTAATGGACAACAATTTAGAATTAATAGCTTAAATATAAACTTGACTAATAACAAAAGTCAAATTGAACTTATAACAATATGATAGCACTAAAATTATTAAACATAGATAATTTCTATGGTCTTAATGAAACAATAGAGATAGCAAAAGGCAAAAACAAATTACCAGAAACATTAAAAGAAGGATTCAAACAAGTTAAAAGACAAATAAAATGGCAGAAAAGTATATCTTAAATTTTGAAGCTAATACATCTAAAGCAGTTAAAAGCGTAGATAAGTTAGATGATTCTATAAAAGACACTTCTAAAAACACACAAGAATTAGAAAGTTCTATGAGTGGATTAGATCAAGCTTCTGGTGGAATGATAACTAAATTTAAAGGTTTAAAGCAAGGTTTAAAAAATGTCATAACTGGTTTTAAGTCTATGAGAGTGGCTATTATTGCAACTGGTATAGGTGCATTAGTTTTAGCTGTTGGTGCCTTAGGTGCAGCCTTTACAAGCACAGAAGAAGGACAAAACAAGTTCAATAAAATAATGTTAGTAATAAGTTCAGTTACTGGTAATCTAGTTGATATACTTGCTAATCTTGGTAATGGTATTATAGATGCTTTTACAAACCCTTTAGATGCTATTGAAAAGTTCAAAGACTTTATAGTTGAAAACATTACAAACAGATTTAATGCTGCAATAGATACAATTGGCTTTTTAGGAAGTGCTATTAAAAAAGTATTTAGTGGAGATTTTTCTGGAGCCATGGAAGATGCAAAATCGGCTGGTAGTTCTTACATTGATACATTAACTGGAATTGAAGATACAATAGGTAAAACAACAGAAGCAGTTAAAGAACTTGGACAAGAAATAATAAAAGAAGGTAAGATAGCTTCTAATATTGCAGATCAAAGAGCAAAGGCAGATAAATTAGAAAGACAATTAATAGTTGATAGAGCAGAAGCAAATAGAAAAAGAGCTGAGTTATTAGAACAGGCTGTAGATAAAGAAAATTTTACAGTAGAACAAAGAATAGCATTTTTAGAAGAAGCTGGTAGATTAGAAGAAGAAATAACTAATAAAGAAATACAAGCAGCACAAATAAGACTTAAAGCCAAACAAGAAGAAAACGCTTTGGCTGGTTCAACAAAAGAAGATTTAGAAGAAGAAGCAAGATTAAAAGCAGAACTTATTAATTTAGAAACTGCCAGACTTACAAAAGCAAAAGAAGTTACAAGTCAAACGATTGCATTAAAGGCAGAAGAAGCCGCAGCGTTAAAAGCTATTGAAGATCAAAAAATAGCAGATCAAAATCAAGTTGATCTTGATGAAATAACAAGACTTCAAACTTTAGCAGATGAGAAAAAAAGAATTGCAGAAGAAGAAGCAAAGTTTCAACAAGCCAAAGACACCGCTATTGCTGTATCTAAAGCAAATATGCAAAACATACTAACAGGAATTGAAGATACAGGAATTAAAAAAACTAAAGCCGGTCAAGCTTTATATAAAGCCATTGCATTAACACAAATAGGTTTAGATAGTGCAGTAGCTATTTCAAAAGCTTCTACTTTAGCAAACGCAGAGGGTGTTGCAGCTCAAACAGCATTCCCTTTTGTTCCTGGTGTTGGTACAATTGCAAGAGTTTTATCTTATGTTTCAACAGTTGCACAAGTAGGTTCAAACATAGCAAGAGCAAAACAATTATTATCAAGTGGTGGATCTGCATCAATAAGTTCTGGAAATTCATCTGCACCAACACAAGCTCCAGGTTCTGCACAACAACCACAGTTTAACATAGTAGGTCAAGGAGAAGGAAGTCAAATTGCTTCTGCTCTTGGAGAACAACAACAACAACCAGTTCAAGCGTTTGTAGTTAGTCAAGATGTAACAACAGCACAAAGCTTAGAAAACGGAATAATACAAGGTGCAACTCTTGGTGGATAATATAACAAAAATTAAAATAATACGTTTATAAAAAAAGAATTATGGATATAATAGAATTGATAATAGATGAAAATGAAGAATATTCTGGAATAGATGCTATTTCAGTAGTAGAATCTCCAGCCATTGAAGAGCCATTTATAGCGCTTAAAAATGAGGATAAAATAAGACTTGCAGAAGTATCAAAAGAAAAACGCTTGTTAATGGGTGCTGCTCTTATACCAGACAAACCAATCTACAGAAAATCAGGAGATCATGAGTTTTATATCTACTTCTCTAAAGATACAGTAGCTAAAGCATCACAAATGTTTTTAAAAGCTGGCAATCAAAGTCAAGCTACTATGGAACATAACGACCAGAAATTAGATGGAATGACCATTGTTGAATCATGGCTTATAGAAGATAATGTACATGACAAATCAAGAAAATATGGTTTAGATATGCCTATTGGAACATGGATGGTAGCAATGAAAGTAGATAATGATGATATTTGGAATAACTATGTAAAAGAAGGTAAAGTAAAAGGCTTTTCAATAGAAGGTTATTTTGCTGACAAACTAAATAGACCAAAAGACAAACAAAAAGATCAATATAGTGAAGATGATAAACTACTAAACGATATAATAGATGTACTCAAGGAATCAAACACCAACCAAAAGTAGAACTTCTCCACAAGGTGGTCGCCGTGGTTGTTTATGTAAAGATGGCACTTATAATTCTAAATGTTGTAACGGAAATTTACAAAATCAAGGAATAGGTTCTACTACTGGACAAAACTTTGAGGACTTCATGCGATTAGAAAACAATAGTGGTTTTATCATGTCTGAAAATCAAGACAAATTACAACAAGAGTAATATAACTCAATTTACAACACTAAATATCTTATTACGTTTAATAAAAAAGTAAATACTTAAATAAATTATTATGAACTCAAAAGAAACTCTTAACAAAGTTAAAACTTTATTAGGTTTAGAAGTTCAGTTAGAAGAAAGAAAGCTAGAAAATGGCACTCGATTCGAAGCTGATTCATTTGAAGCTGGTAAAGAAATTTTCATCATTACAGATGAAGATGAAAGAATTGCGGTACCAAAGGGAGAATATCTATTGGATGATGGCATGATGCTAATCGTTGAAGAAGATGGTATTATCTCTGAAGTAAAAGAAGCTGAAGAAGAAGTAGTAGAAGAAGTTGTAGAAGCACCAGTTGTGGAAGAAGTTGAAGCTGCTGAAGAAGCCGATGTTGCTGATTGGAAAGGAATGGAAATTAGAATCAAAAACCTTGAAGATGCTATTGCAGATCTAAAATCACGATTTAGTGATAAAGAAGAAATGAATTCTGAAGTAGAATTATCTGCTAAAGCAATTAAACACAATCCAGAAAGTAAAGGAGAAACTAAAATGTCTTTATTTTCTCAAAACAAAAAAATGAGTACTCAAGACAGAGTATTTGCTAAATTATTTAACAACAATTAAAACTAAAATTATGTCAAAAAAGATAGACTTAGCGACTACAGTAAACATTACTTCCACATATGCGGGGGAGTTTGCGGGACGTTACGTATCGGCGGCACTTTTAAGCGCCAGTACAATTGAAGATGGTGGTGTTACTGTAATGCCAAACATTAAGTACAAATCAGTAATACAAAGAGTAGAAACTGGATCATTAATCGCAGATGGAACTTGTGATTTTTCTGCTAGTTCTAATGTAGATTTAACTGAAGTAGTTATTCAACCAGAGGAATTCCAAGTAAACTTACAATTATGTAAATCCGACTTTATTAACACATGGGAAGCCGCTCAGATGGGGTTCAGTGCCTTTAATCCTAATGGATTACCAACATCATTTGCTGATTATTTAGTAGGTTATGTTGCTTCTAAAGTAGCTGGTGCAAATGAAAGT